TTTGAAATAACCGCCAATAGCTGTAATCAGCAGCTGTTTGTTGTCGTAGTCGTTTGTGTATTTGCCAATGTAGCTGTCCTGGGCGGTTTTCTTGATGTCGTCATACATCATGTCCATGACATCCACGGTCTTAATGGTCTGGTAGGCTTCCAGTTTCCCCTGGGTGGTGGTGACCAAAGAGTTCATGGCACGACTCATCTTGAACTTTTCGCCGTCATACCAAACGAAAAACTCGCCTTTATTAACCTTTTCATCGTTTTCATCAAGGCTGTACTTATCACAGTCAATGACTTCCGCCAGCGGGGCATACGTTGCAGAAATTGTCATAGGCGTACCTGCAATCAGACCGGCGATACGTGGAGTATACTGCGCTCCGGTATACGATTTGGCTTTGGTCTTGATGGTGGTATTCGAGAAATTGATGACGCCTTCATAGTCTGCGCTGTAGCCGGGCAGCACGACCTTGGATTTCTTGAACTTGTTTTCACGGTTTGTCTTGAGCCAGGTGGCGACAGATTCCAACTGGGCAGTAGCAATGGACGGGATGGCCAGATAATCCCAGCGGTCTGTTGCCAGAATCTTGAGGGTATCAGCAAACTTATCCTCAGCGCTGTCCTTGGTTTCATTCGTCGCCTGCAAATACACTTTAACGCGATACGGTGTCTTAGTGTATCCGATAAGGCATTTCGTGATGTAGTCACGATTATCATCAGTCAGTTCCGCCGGAATATCATCGGTGGTATAGACAGTAAATGGATTGGTAATAGCGGCCACATCAGTTGACGTTGTGCCACTAGTAATTTTGTGGTCAGTCAGCAGCTTCGTAATGGTATCCTGTGGCTCTTCAAGCAACAGAGCGACAATACCACGCTGGCTGCGTTCAATGGCTTCAATGCCGGCTTCGATAAACGCGATGTTTACGGAAGGCATTCCGAGTTTTGCCATATTTCTTCACTCCTTCATTTAGTTTCTGAATCAATCTTCGATTTCCATTGTTCATCCTCGACAGCCCGGCGGCTGTTGTTGGAACTGGTATGGATATTCAGCTCAACTTCACTCATGATTTCAACATTTCCATCAGCAGGCTTTTCAACCTGTTCCAGGAACGGAATCACGATGGTTATCTGCAAGATGTCCTGCTCTTCACCAGCACGGTCATCTTCCACGCTTTCAACGTGGAGATATCGGTCTCCAACCTGTATTCCAGACTGGAAGAGGCGTTGAATAAGGTCAATAATCCCCAGATAGGTAATCTCATTTTTTTCGTTATCCCGGGGAAAGTAGGTCAAGGCAATGGTCAGTTCTTTCTCTACCACGTTATCTGTATACGGTGTCATGCGAGATGATACCGATACAAAAAAACAAGGTTTCTTGAATTTTTCAAGAACCTCGTCGGAGTAGACTTTACAGCCGGTTGCTTTGGAAACGGCCTGGATAACAGCACTCAAGGCATCAATCTGCCGTACAAAATTAGCCAAGATGATCACGCACCTTCTGGTAAAAATCATCGGCCATGCCTTTCTTGATGCCGTCCCAATTATCTCGCACCGCTTTCTGCAAGAACCCCTTATGCCGGTTCAAAGCGCTGCGCCATTCCGGCTTAGGATTACCATGGGTATCCTTAGGGTTCTGTACGCCACGGTTTACCAGATGGAAATGAGGCGCCGTAGAACGGATTTCCGCGTGGATATCTGCCGCCCGGTATCCCTTAATCTTGCAGCGCCACGACTTCCTCAGTTTATGCGGGTGTTTTGTGTTGCCAACTGGTGACGCCTTCCGGATGGCCTTTGTCATCTTTTGGGCGCCGGCCTCCAGCACGTCTTCTGCATCGCCTGGGTATTGTATCCTCATTTCATCCAGTCGCTTAACGAACTCTTCAATCTTCACCAGAATCACCTCGCTCCTTTATATTGCACATGAGTTCCAGTTTTACGTGGGCCTCATATGGGTCAACGACTGACATGATTCTGTAAGTAGTTCCCGCATATTGCACAAGCATATCCGGAGTAATCCCTTTCCGATAACGAATCGTGACTTTCGTGACAAACTCTACCTTGTCTTTATACTGCTCATAGTAGGTTTTCCCTCGTGCCGGCTCGATACGGGCCCAGATGGCATTACCGACCGCATCCGTAAGAGACTGGTGGGTAAGGCCGTATTCGTCGGTACTTTCCTGGTACTTCATGATATGGATTCGCTTGTCGAGTGACCCGATTTCAATATTTATCATAGGCTATCCCTCCGGGTAGTCACTACACTGAGCAATGTGAGTCAGCAGAGCAGTCACTGTATGGGGAATTACGTTGATGGCGCCTGGTTTCTGGCTGTAAGCAGCACGATTTTCATACCAGTGCGCCACCAGCATTTTGATACACAGGTCATATAGCTGGCTTTCGTTACTGCCAGTATTAACCTTCCCCGTAGTCCGCCTCACATAATCGCCGGCCGCGCTGATCAGGCTCGTTACCAGTTCGTCATCGTCGGTAATGTCATTGTCTATTTTCAAATAGTTCTTTGCCTGGGCAAGCGTTACGGCCATGATCTGTCACTCCTTACGCTGTCTTGTTACCAGTCAGCAGAACGAGAGAGTTGAAGTCAACCGGGCGGCCGTCAGCAATCATAATGGACTTTCTTACAAGGTCGTCGGTATCGTTGTCTTCATAAACCTTCATGGATACATTGTAATTGGTGTTGAGGACGTAATCTTTCATGCGATAAATGAAGGCAAATACGTCGGTCTTTGTCAGAGTTGCTGCAAAGTCCGGCAGATAATCGCAGAGTACTACGTTGCGGCCCATCAGGACACGTTCCGGGACACCATTGATGCCAGCATTGACGCGGGCAATCGGCTGGCCGGCAGAGTCAGTCATGGCCATGAACTGCATGAAGGTGCCCTTGGTCATAACCCATACAGCGCCAGCTTCATAGGCCTGCGGCACCTTGGCTTCTGCATCGGTAATGGTATCAAGGCCAAGCTTAGTAACGTTAATGGTAGAGCCCTTAGTGGTATCTTTGATGATGCCGGTCGGCTGCCCGGAGCCAGTACCCTTAATGATGGCTTCTTCCAGTGCAACGGCCATAGCTTCTGCAATGTTGGAGACGATAGTATCTTCAAATGCAGACATGGTCATGTATTCCGATTCCAGAGTTACAGCGACAGCACAGCGCAGCTTGAAGTGGCTGAAAGTAACCGTACCAAGCGTCTTTTTCTGTTTGTCAGAAGTAGCGCCTTCTGCTACCCACGTTGCTACCGGCTTAACATCGGCAGTCGGAATGGCCAGGCCGGACTTATAAGCAGTACGAGTTACCAGCGGCAGGATGTTGCCATAGGTGCGCAGCTTTTCAATGACACGGTTGAGAGTAGTCGGCGGGATCAGTGCGCCCGCATCAGTCGTAGTAGTTGCTGCGCGGAATTCAGCCGGGATGGCAATGCCACGTACAACATAGTCCATGAAGGCCTTACGGTATTCATCGGAGTCAAGGCCCTTGGCAGTTTCATTGGCCTTCGGCTTCTGGCGGCCATGTACGCCTTCCGGATCGTTTCCCAGATTGATGCCTTCGGCAATCTTTTCACGTTCTTCAATTTCTTTCTGTTCAGCATCCAGCTTTCTCAGTTCTTCCTGGAGTGCTTTCAAGTCAACCTTACCGTCACCCTGGAGCGCGGCTCTGATTTCTTCTTTACGGCTTCTGATTTCAAAAAGTCTCTTATTCATAGTTGTCTCCTTTTCTCATAAATACGTTTCAGCAATCAGTTTCTCACGGAGTTCATGCTCCTGTTCGCGATGCTTCAATTCTTCAATAATGCCGTCATGGTCACGGGCGGCAATGTTGGTGCCATCGTAAGCCGGAAAATCTACCGGGCTGGCATCCACAATCATGTCAATGTGCTTGATGGTCCTGGTCTGTTCTTTGGCCGCAGAATCATTTTCCCAATCATCCTTATCTACCGTGAAGGCAAAGGACATCTTATTGATATCCCCTCGCTTAATCAGCTGATAGATATCCTTGCCGGCAGTTGTCGGTGCGATGTCGGCCTCTACTTTGATTCCCCGTTCATCCGCTGCAATTTTCATGGAACCATTGGACGTGCGCGCCAGGATAAGTGCCGCATCAGAGTGGTTATATCTAAGAATTACGTCACTCATATCCGTATTGGCATCGACAGCATTTCTGTCAATGACTTCGTAGTACTTTGTTCCACTGTATGGTGACTCCCACAGCAGCGTTTTTTCATTGAACACGGCTGCATAGCCTTCAACATGGAGGCCTTCCCCTCCGCCTTCCTGGTCGGCAGCTCTCAGCGTCAGCCGTCTGCACTCAATCGTCTTCTCCATCCCCATCACCTCCTTCCGATGTGCCATTATCGTTGTCATCCTTACCAGTCTGGTAAAGAGACTGGTCCTTTGCCTTTACGTAGTTCAGCGATACCACAATTTCCTCGCCTTCCGTGCCAGGCAGTCCAGCGTACCCGAATAACTCACGGATTTCATTACGCTTGATAGCGCCGGCAGGAATCATAGCCTCTGCAATCTTTACCTTCGATGCCGTACTCATGTATGCCAGGCGGTTGGCTTCAAACACGACTTCATTCCCAAAGCCGCGATCCTTCTGGGTGAAGAGCTTCTCTGTAAATTCCTGAGACAGTTTAATAGCAATCGGCGCGATGACGCTTTCATAGAAGGCCTGGTATTCTTCTTCTGTAAATTTGCCGGAGACGATTTTCTCATTGACTCCAAAATATTTGTAGAGATTGTCACGGGCAAAGGTCATCTGACTGGCGTCAAACGTCTGGGTATCGGTGGTAAGCTGCTGAAACTTCCCACGATTATCCAATGATCCGATGCCGCTGCCATTGGAAGGGCCGGCAAAGGAATCAACAAATTTCTGCCACATGGCTTCCTGGTCCTCCGGACGGACCGTACCAGTCCACTGGATGACGCCACGGAGTTTGCTGAAATTCTTGACCACGTTAATGATGGCCGTCTTAACGGATTTCAGCAGGTTGATGTCTTCCGTGAGAATCTGCCCTTCCGGGTCGCCAAAAACTTCATCGCGGTTGTAGTGCCTCCGGATATGAATCAGTTCATCATACGGGACTGTGGCCTGTTCCCCGCTGCCAAAGGTAAACTTACAGTACAGATTCCCTTTGCGATCCTCGAACAGTTCCAGATTATTGAAGTTCAATGGCCATAAAGCGGTAATATCCCCGAATTGATTCCGCTGGATATAGACGAACAGGTTATTGTAGCAGTAATACTGGGCAACAATCTTCTCGATAAACTCCGATGTCGTCATCAATGGGTTAGGGCGGATAGATAAGATGTATTGCAGCTTATCATCTGCATTTTTTACGATATTTCCGTCCCTCCTGATAATGTGCTTCGGATGCAGCTTCCCCGCGTGGCGGGCAATGGTGTCGATGCAGTTCCGCCCGGTGGCCGTATCGTAGACATTCCCATCAAATGGAACGTAGTCGTTGGAGTAGCCATCAAGCAGCTTTGCCCTGGTCAACCCGTCATGCCTGAACAGCCGCCCGAAAATGGTCTGCATCATACTTCTGAGTTCCAAGTCTTCACCCCCTTTCAAATAAGGTTCATGTAGTCTTCTTTGTTCTGCTCCAACGCTGTATAAGCATCAAGCAAAGAGGCAAAACCATCAATACGTTTTCTCGGGTTTGATGTTTTGCAAGGCT